TGCGTGGATAGGTATCGGTGATCTTCGGTACTTTGGTGTTCGGGAACAAGAACAATCCGTTCTTCACGATGGACAATTAACATTAACCAAGAATCTCGATGTTTCTCGTATAGGTCCACCCGTCACCGAGTATCCGACACCTCAAAGGACCTACCTCCACATGGAATGGAACACATCCTTAGCGATTCACCAGGACCAAGCAGTTGATACGGCCACTTCTGACGGTACACAAAGAAATGGTGATCTTACTGGTGGTTTATATTATGACCCCGGTGATCATTCATTTGTCGCGGACCTTGATACCCACTACATACGACAAAACCAATCTTCCATGGCCGGAGATGTACCCCACACATGGTCATTTTGGTTTAAATTTAATGAAGTCACATCAAGTCGATACTTGTTTTATTTGGGTACAGGCGTCAATTATCAAAGAGTTTCTTTATACTTTAACGGTAACGAACTTCAATATAGTTTCAGGGGTGTAGATCATAGATGCGAATTTATGCCCGAACCGAATAGGTGGTATCATTTCGGACTCACGTATAACGGAAACAGTGCTCGGGATACCACGGCAGATCCATGCCGAAAAATATATATCGATGGAATTCGTCAAACGGCCGTCTTTAGTGGAACTCGAGGTGCGTTGAATTTGGCAGACTCGGCCGACCTCTTTGTAGGGATAAGTAGTTCGTTAACCACATCCACCCACGCGCGTGGTCGGTATTCTATGTTTAGATTGTGGAGACGCATAGCTTTGAGTGATAGTGAAATATGGACCCTGTTTAAACAAGGTCGGGTACCCAAGGTTAATGATATCAGAATGATGCAGAGTACGCTAAGCATCGGAGACTTCGAGCGTTTTGACGATTGTCACCTTCAAGTCGGTGGACGTATTCGAGCCCGAGGTGGTTTTAGTTCGTTCACTGGACAGCACGTCTGTTTCCCCGATGAACCCATGGAAAAGGGGTTTATCGTTTCAGCCAAGAAGAACAAATACTTGAAATTGAACGGTGGTCTCGATACAGGTAAACGAGCAATCACGATTGATGAGTCTCTTCCGATTGTTTCTCTTTCAAATGTGGCTCAAGATAAAGCGTGTTTCGGTGTCGTCTCCGATATGGAAAAGGCGAATACGACTAGACGTACACAAGTGACCGGTGGTTTTATAACCGGTGGTGGTAAAACCCTAGGCGATAACCGTGCCATAGTGAACTCGGTCGGTGAAGGTGCCATTTGGGTCGTGAATACCAACGGGTCCCTCGAGTCTGGTGACTACATCACGACCTCTAACGTGGCGGGCTACGGTCAAAAACAGGATGACGACATACTTCACAACTACACGGTCGCTAAAATCACTATGGATTGTGACTTTACGGGATCCAACGTCGCCGTTCAGACCATCAAACGCGAAGAGACGGGACTTCGCACAATCACAGAAGATGTGTGGAACACACTCGTGGAGTACGATCGGTCTTCCAACACGGAGACCCAATATTCGAACACGTTAGTACCTTCGGCCTACTCGGGTCAATCGGGATACGTACCGAGAGAGGTCACCACCATCGTGGACTATACGGATGGATCCAATCTCATATCCATAGCGGAATGGTCCAATTTAGAATCAAACATTCAAAACACGTACCAAAGCAACACCTTCACGGAAATTGCAGACTATACGAAATTCATAAGCCTCGATGAATGGTCTAACCTGACCGTCGATGTTCAAAACACATACTCGGAAGCTGAAATTACCACGTATTACCAGATTCAAAGAGGTGAGAATGTCCTCGACGAAAACGGTCAACTCCAATTCGAGGACAAAACGGGTGCGACCGAGGCACCCTACGAGAGACGTTTCTTAGACGCTTCAGGTGCCCAAACAGATGAGGCCAACGCGGTACACATAGCGGCCTTCGTGGGGTGTACGTACCACTGTGGCTAAGTCCCGAATCGAGACCGAAGGTCTCTGGTCGTACATGAAAAAAAAACAAACTTTACAAACTGTATCAGAGTTTCTAAAGTTCGTCCCTTTCCCAGTCTCACTCGCGATGAACGACTTCGTCGTTCGCGGGTGAATTCTTTTTTCCCCTCTTATAATAAATGTCGAATAGTATCCTACCAGCGGCGGGGAACTTAGACATAGTTAACGCCAATGTTCGGGCGGATAAGTTCAACGCGGCGACCAATATCGGGGTGGCCAACACGAACCCCGACTTTAATTTTTCAGTGGGCGATAAGTTTCATGTGGACAAGGACTCCACGGATCCCGTGAGTATCACAGGAAACGTCGTCGCCTCGGGAATTAAGATTTCAAATCTCACTATCGGTCCCGCTTTCGATTTCGCATCCGTCTCCAACGTCGGCAACGTTACTGCGAATGTCATTCAATTCGCGAATGCCACCACGGGTTTCACGACCACGGCGAACGTTGAGATTGGTGGGAACATCAGTCTCACCTCGAATGCTCAGGTCAAGGTAGGTTCCAACGTCCTCGCGGAATACACGGGACCTCATGGGAGGGAGCCAACAACTCCGTTGTTGAAAAAATTCCCCGAGATTGTTTTTGACGCCTCGAAATACGATCAGAACCACTCAACCAATACCTATATCCAAGCGGGGTATACGGTGACGGCGAGTAGTCAAGCGACCGATGCTAAAAACGCAGCGAATTTATACAACGAACAGTTTCCTACTCTTATCAACACTGACGATGGGTGGCAATCCCGAAATAACACCTACGATGGTTCGACCGGAGTTGCCGCTTCTATTGATACATTAACGGGAATTACCGGTGCAACTTCGAGTAGAAATGGTTCATATACGACTTTAGAACTTCCTCATAAAATTAAGTTATCGTATTTACAGATACATACAAGAAATTCCGTCGACCACGGCACACCAGTTCACCCGAAACAGGTCTACGTGTACGGTTCTAATGATGGAAGTTCATGGACACAGGTCGGGTCTCACCTTTTCACAAGTGTTCCATCATCCCCTATTTGGCAAAGAATCGATATCAACTCGACGACCCCGTATAAGTATTTCGTACTTCAAACGACGTCCATTCTACCGTTCCTAGACACAAGCCTCAACCGTGTTTATATTTTAGATCTCGAATGGTACGGCTACGAAGAGGACCCACCCCAGGGTGACCTCTCGTTGGATACGACCCTCAAGTCGACGTTCAACTCTGTTCGGTCGAACAATTACGTGATGTATTTCGACGGGAAAGACCCCGACGGGACCGATCCTAAGAATCTCGTGAGTGGATCATCTATCAGTCTCACGAACAATAACGCGACGTACGATGCCTCGAACGACTATTGGACCCTCGACGGGTCTACGGAGAGTAACGTGACCACGGGTTCCCTTGGGTTCGAGGGTGATGCGCCACACACGGTCTCCATGTGGGTGAACGCGTCGAATCTAGAGGCGAATGTTTTGACCCAACAGCTCTTCACCATAGGCTCCGGGTACGATAAAGCCCTCGTTCGAGTGGACGATACCCAAATCGCCGCGAATACGTGGCACAACGTGACCTACGCGTACCAAGGTGAAGGTGGGTCCAAGGTAACCTACGTGGATGGACGGAAGGTCGAGGAGGCCCAAGTTGAGGATACGTTCGGGGACTACCCACCCTTCGCTATGACGGACTATGAGACTGGGGGATATCGGGTGAGTGCGAGTAGTGAATTTCTCGGGGTTAATTATGCACCTGCTTATAGAGCATTTGACAAAAACACGAATCCAGATGACCCATATCGTTGGGTATGTGGGGATAATAGATATAACACGGATGGTTCGTATGCTGGAAGTGAATCACATACAGATATAGATGGTAATGTAGAACAGGGTGAATGGTTGAAAATTGAATTACCACATAAACTTAAGGTTGGGTATTTTGAAATAGCACCTTATCCCATTAATGGTTCTCAATCATTGAGAAACTATGCGATTTTAGGGAGTAACGATGATATAAATTGGTATCAGGTACAAAAAGTATCCGGTCTTGCAGCAGGACTTGGTCTAACAGCGGGTAGCGTTGTACCAACGGGTACGTATAAAAATTCTGCATTCAAGTATTTCGTGTTCATATGGAGTAATAAAGATGCGGATGCGAATAAGCACGTTTCTATGGGGGAACTCAAACTCTACGGCCACAAGGAAGGCGACCTGACCCGATTCCCCGAGCCGACGCGGGTGCTCAAGTATCCGCATGTGGCGATGACTGGGTACGCACAACGTGGGTATACGGTGACGGCGAGTAATGAGACTCTCGCCGACGGTAATCGTGTGTGGCACGTGTTCGATGAAAATGATTCAACTTTCTGGAAGTCTGACGAAAGATACACTAGTGCGGGTGTAGAAAATACATCAAGCGGACTCACTGATACGTCTAGCACGGCACACGGTGGAGAATACGTTGTATTAGAATCACCAAACAAGCTCAACATCACAGGTTTTAATTTAACACGTGATGGTGGGAACACTGCAAGAAGTCCAGGTAGTATCGCTTTTCTTGGAAAAAATTCTGCACCCACTGTTACTACGGGTTGGACTTTAATCGCTCAACAAACTACAAGTACTTATACAAACGACGTAGCACCGCTTACTATATCTGGAAACTCGAATTATTTCAAGTATCACGCCGTCGTGATAAGGAGTATTGATGGTAATGGTCTTCGATTTCATATAAAAAATATAGAACTTCTCGGCACCCAAGAAGATACCCAAACCCCCGCCATCGTGGGTGGTCCCTTCGCGGGGAAGGTGGCGAACTTTAGGGTCTACGACCAGTACTTGGGTGACGAGCGGATCCAAGAGATTTACGATGCGCAAAAGGACGAATTCGGGCACAAGAAATCCTCGATGACCTTCTACGAGGGTCGCATAGGTGTGGGCACGACCGAACCTGAAGGTGCCTTGACGGTCGTGGATGAACCTCATACTTTGGCGAAGTTCCCCGCGAGGGCAGTCTCCGCGGACGAGTCCTATGTCGAGGGGGATGGGCAAATCAAGTTAAGTGCCGCGGATGGGTCGGGGTACCAGGCGTTCGACGGTCTCACTTCGACGTCGTGGGACTCAACACCCACGAGGAACACCCGAGTCTCCGAAGAAGTTGATTTCGGGGCGTGGCTCAAAATCCAAACCCCGGAATCCATGAGTCTCAAGAAGGCTAGGATTGAGTCAGTTCCATCGTGGGAACAGGTGGGGGCCGATGTAGACGGGCCTGGACTTAGTGGAAATTTTGGTCGCGCAATCGCGTGTTCGCACGACGGTACGCGTGTAATCGCAGGTGGTAAAAATTATAACAGTAGTCAGGGTATAGTCCAAGTCTACGATTGGAATGGAAGTGCGTGGACCCAAGTTGGTAATACACTGACAGGTGATTCCACGTCTCCCGCTGACGGTCAATACGGAAGAGCTGTGGCTATTTCGGGTGATGGTAACATCATCGCTGTTGCCGCACCGTATGAACACGTTTCAGGTTATGTGGATAAGGGTACCGTTCGTGTCTATTATCTCAGTGGTAATACGTGGACCATTTTACCTGATTCTGGGAGTCTTACCGAAACAACAGCGGGTTTCGTCGACGTCTTCGTAGGTTCGGGGGCAACTATGTATCTGGGTATGGGAAGAGTACAACTTTCATACGACGGTAAAACACTCGCCATGCATGAATACAATTATGAAGGACCTGGTGGAGAATTAAATGCTGGTAGAGTGTTAGTATACCAGTATTCAAATGGTGCATGGTCTTATAAGGGAACCGGTGCAACCCAGTTTGTAGGTTCTGCCGCGAATGTCCACTTTGGATTTGGATTGAGTATGAGTGAAGATGGTAACCATTTAGCACTAGGAACACTTGACGCCGGATATTTTGTGGAAGTCTATACATGGGACGGATCTGCGTGGGGTCAAAAAGGTCTACGATTAAATGAACCCAGTAGTGGAAGTACCCAGTTTGGAGCAGCAGTGAGTATATCTAACGACGGAAACACACTGGCGGTTGGTATAAGGGACGCTGATGTAGCTGATGGTGCCCTCGCGACTAACGGTGGTTTAGTACACGTGTATCACTGGACTGGATCCGCGTGGGGAACTCCGTATAAACTTACCTATAATGAAGCTGTGGATGAAGATTTTGGAGCAATAGTAGAATTATCGGGTGACGGTAAAAGATTGATTGTAGGTGCGGATGACGAAAATAGCAACCAAGGAGAAGTGTTTACGTTCGAATACACCGGTGCTTCATGGGTATTAAGAACCCCTGGTACAATTGGGGCGGACGGTGGTTCTAATGGTTATTTGGGTTTGGGACCCGCCGCTGGTGGTGGACATTCTATCGCTTTGTCTCGAGACGGTTCGACAATTGCTGGTGGTGAACTCGGACACGATAGTTCTAATGGTCGTTTCCGCGTCTTCTCGATGCCCTCGAACATCAAGAGTATTTGGGGAAGTAACGATGATGTGAATTGGACCAAAATTACCACGGCGCCTACCCGTGAAGAGGCCACCTCGAACGTCGCTGGACTCGCGTTTGGCTACGATGACCGCCTAGAGTTTAAGAATTTGGATAACCCCAACTATTACAAGTACCACGCGATCGTCGCGGATGCGTTCACGCGTCTCAAAGATGTGAAGCTCTTTGGGGTCCGGAAACAGGGGTCAAGTACCCTCCACGACGGGACCTTGACCCTCACGAAGAATCTAGATGTTCCTCGGATTGGACCACCCCCAGATGCCGATGATACACCCCGAAGGGACCGACTCGTCGTGGAATACAACACCCACAAGAACCCTTTGGAAGATGGGGTGGTGCGGGACAGCTCAGGGAGGGGGAATGATGGAGCTTTCTACGGTGGGGCGTCGTATTCGGCGAGCGCGAAGGCTTTTGAGTTTGACGGATCTGGAGATTACACGAGAAGTGGTATTTTAACTAACATGAGCGGTGACAAGGCAGTTTCATATTCTGTGTGGATAAAGGCTGCCACATTAGTAACTACGATGATTGTCGCGTTGGGTGAAGCCGGTGTATACGGGACGAATGGTAAGACGGGTGGAATATTTATGGGAACTAATGGGACATTATATAATACAGTATTTGGTAACGGTATTCAAGTCTCTGGAGCTATTACAACAGGTAAATGGATTCATATAGTAGCTACTAAAATTCCGGGTGGTTCCGGAATTGACACTCAAACGTTATACGTCAACGGATTGAAGCCTAGTCAGAGTAACTGGGGGACCCCAGGAACGTCATTATCATTAGATGATCCCGTTATTACACTCGGTGCTTCACCAACTTTAAGCCAATATTTTAATGGCTCCATCTCCAACTTCAAACTCTACGACGTCGCCCTCACAGCCCAAGAGGTCAAGACCCTCTACGATATGGGTCGGTGTTCGAATGCGATCCCGAAAACGTTACACATCATGGGAGGTATGATGAGATACAACAATGATATAGGCAAACTTCAAATACATAATGGAGACCGATGGTCCACAATCGGTGGTACTAGAGCGTCCGGTGGTACGAGGTTAACTTTTGGTGATTACGCCCTTCACGTGTTTACAGAGTCTGGAACGTTTTCTATGGAACATAGTGGCTATGTAGATATTCTCATAGTTGCTGGCGGTGGTTCGGGTGGTAATGTGTCTAATGGAGGGGGTGGTGGTGCAGGTGGTTTACGCTTAGCTCAAGACTACCTTTTGAATGGTGGATCATATACCGTTACGGTGGGTGCGGGTGGTGCCGAGGGCTCGTCCGGCGCAGGAAACGATGGGTCTGCGTCTAGTTTTGGAACTATCAGCACACAAGGTGGAGGAGGAGGGGGTGATTATGGACAAAGTGGGCGCAACGGTGGGTCGGGTGGTGGTGGTGGGGCGTATATTGGTTCCACGAGCGGTGGTTCCGGACAACAATCAGACACAAGTGACGGTTTATTCATTGGATACGGGAATAATGGTGGTAATACAAGTGGCACCACGGATAATCGGGCTGGTGGTGGTGGTGGTGGCGCCGGTGGTGCTGGTGCTACTAATTCTGGGTCTACTCCAGGAATTGGTGGTCTGGGTCTAGATCTATCTGCAACATTCGGAACTAATGTAGGTGAACTTGGATATTTTGCGAGTGGTGGATATGGACAAAGTAGACAGGACACGAACCGCATTTATCCAGGTCCTCTGGGTGGTGGTGGTGGTAATAATGATGATAGATCTGGTTTACCTAATACAGGTGGTGGTGCACACGGTGGTAACGGTGGTGGTAACGGTGGTTCTGGTGTAGTCATCATTCGATATTTGTAAAATTAATATCCATTGTTATTAATAGAATGTCTTGTTTTGCCGAAATCAATACACAAACCAATGAAGTTCTTCGGGTAATCGTCGCGAAGAGTAAACTTTGGTGTGAGTACGAATTAGATGGAACCTGGATTAAGACTTATCAGGATACCCCAGGTAAAAACTTTGCGGGGATAGGGTATACATACCACCCAGACAGGGAAAACTTTTCCGCGCCCCAACCATACCCTTCATGGACTCTCGATGATCAGTGCCAATGGCAACCCCCTGTTACCAAACCAGTAGGTTCATATATTTGGAACGAGGAGACCCAATCATGGGATGATGAAAGTCTTCTCACGTAAAACGTACGGTAGGGTAATTTCGCATTTTGAAGAGATTTGACCTTGGTATATACACTCATACATAGGGTCATCGTAACTTTTCTTGAATATGGCAGCCCTATCATTATAGTATTTCCCATCTTGGGCTTTGTAAATGTATGGATACCTCACACATTTATCATCTACAAAGTCTTCTTCTGTTATCGGAGCTATCGGTTTTTTATCGATGAGGTCCCCGACCTGCTTGAGTAGAGATTTCATGATAACCGGTTGGTTTCCCAGCACTCCATGAAGTTCTTTGATAAATGTGATAATAGCAGGACCTAGTGGTGTTTGGTCGAACCCCAAAAGTTTCAGTTCCGTTTCAGAATATTTTACAACTCCATCAATCCATTCAGTCATTTGGTGTATCTACGAGACAAATGTTTAAGTTCCAATCGACGCCCTCACCCAGTCTCACTCGCGATGAACGACGAAGTCGTTCGTGTGTGAATTCTTTCCTCCCCTTATAATAAATGTCGTACTACTCGAACATTGTCAGTATCGTTCAGTCCAACGTCGTTTCTAACGTCACGGTGGCTGAGTACTCCAACTTATCAGTGGACGACCAGGCGAACTATTTGGAGTGTAACTACTACTCTTCGAACACCGTGGGGTACTACTCGAACCTCATGGTCTACGATGGAATCAATGTATTCTCCAACATTTCCTCGAATGCCTATAATGCATTGACCCCGGAATTACAGAGTGGGTACACACCGGTCATAGAATACTCGAACGTCGCGACGACGGATAGTCCCCACAAATATGTCAAGGTCATCACACATTACTCAAATCTCGTGGTTTCCAATGTTGTGACCTACTCGAACATAAGTGTGGAAGAGTACGCAAATTTAATCACAACCCGACCCTCGTTCACGGTTTTCAGGAAATACGTTCCCACCGGGTACTTTGAAATTTCCGTTAAGGAATATGCCACTAAGTCCCTCGAGGATCGTGAGGGCTACGTTCCGGTGACTATTCCAGAATTGGTTCTTTCGAATTTACAACCGTACTATACTCTTGTTTCGGGTTCTGAGTGAGCTCGTTCCAAGTGCGAAGCACTTGTCCCCTTCCCCCTTCTTCCTACAAATCTATCAAGGTTTCTAAGAAGTTCCTGTTCCAAGTGCGAAGCACTTGCCCCTCTCCTTTCCCACCGTTCCAAGCGCGAAGCACTTGTCCCGTATCAAACCAAAACCCTTCGGGTTTTGCCGTCGTTTAAAAAAACCTTCCCTTATATTAAATGTCATTCGAACCACCAGCAGGCATTCTGGACATTGGAAACGCCACGCTTCGTGTGGGGAAGCTCGAAGTCGCCGAGACCTCGGGACTCAACCAAGGACTTCAGAATATCGTAAAGAATGATTTACTCATCACAGAAACTGCCGAGTACACGACGAATCAGACGTGGGGTCTCAAGTTACCTACAGCGTGGGTCGCCGATTTTGATATCAAAGGTGGAACGGGTAAATACGTCGAGTTTAACTTTTATAACGAAGGGTCTACGTCAAACGCTCAGGGGTACACTCTACACTTTGAGGATACGACATTGACCCTCAAGTATGATAATGGAAGTACACTCGTGAGTGCTACGATTCCTACCATCGTTGGTACCTACCGAAAGGTAAACATCTTCTTCGAGAGAAACGTCGTCGCCGTCTCGATCGATGGGACTCGGTATCTCTACGATAAACGACCATCGGTACTTTCGCGTGTCATCAGCACGACCGGTTCAGCCTTTTTGAACACATTCTTCGAAAGTGATCACGGTGGAAATTCGGGTTTCAAAAACCTTCGAATCGTCAATGGTCGGTTCATTTCGGACAAAACCAGTAACGTCTCTTTCATCGGGAGCCTTGGTGTCGGTGTGAACTCACCTACCGAAAGTTTGGATGTACTCGGAAATATTAAAACGACGGCGAATGTACACGCGGGGGGGGAAATAGAATTGTACTCAAATCTGAATATTCAACACGTTTCGAATACCTCGACGATTAAGGCAAACTCCAACGTCGTCACGGAGTTTCCTCGCTCTAAAAAGCTCATCAAGTATCCGAGGGTGGCTTTGACCCAAAACGCTTTGAATAATGGGTACACCGTCATTCAATCCGGGACAAATGGCAACGAACATAGAAAGGCCTGGTCCTTATTCAACAACGACGTGACGACAGATGATCAGTATCACGCGGTGCCCGTATCGGGAGAAAGTAATCCGTATAATTCTAGCACTGGTGCATACGAACCGGATGCCGGTTTTGAAGACGGTCTAGGAGATGTGGCGGGTGAATATGTCTATGTTGTGATGCCAGATAAGATAAAATTACAAGGGGTTAGTGTCCATCCTCGAGATGGTGTTTTAGCCAGAAGTGCCGAATCTGCGCGTTTCATGGGTTCGAATGATGGAACTACTTGGGTTGATTTGGGAGGATACACCGAATATGTATGGGCATCTGGAAGTCAAGAACCTGGAAACTTTTTTACAGTCGATTCAAACGAATATTACAATTATATTGGTGTGGTTTGGACTAAAGTAAAAGGTGGTTCGGGTGGTGATACGGTAAACATGGCCGAAGTTCAATTTTTCGGCGTCCCCGAATACGACCCCGAAGCTCACGGGACTGATGTGACAGTAAAGTCATACCCCAATGTTCCCAACACGGATTGGTTGGAGGTCTACTATGATGCGAAGGGGTTAGCGACTGGAGCCGTGACGACGGTGAATGATCTCAAACCGTCGAGTCTGGGTTCGGCTATAAACAGTAGTTCAACGAATAACATAACAGTGGCCGACGATGCATTTGTGTTTAACGGGACGGACAGTTATATAAAAATTAACGATTTGACCAATCCATCGGGTGCGTGGATACATTCCGTTGTCGCGTGGGTCAAATTTACGGATTTCGATAGTAGTCAAGAAGTATCATGGATTGGTGACGCGGACGGTGCTGCTATTCGTCAATCTTTTTCATTTCAGACGGGTGGTGAAACCGTAACGATGGGAATATCTGGCAGTAATGTACAATTTAGATTTACCTCTCCACTCTCGGCTGGTAAATGGCATCATGTCGTATATACGTATAATGGGGGTCAAGCTGGATCGACATCAACGGCGTATCAAGTATTTATTGACGGTGTAGAAGCTTCTAAATTTGGTGGGTCGGGGTCGGGAACATTGACCCTACCTGCCGGTTCTGCTTTATGGTTTGGTCGTAACCATGGCGGCACGAATCATTTTGGAGGTTCCATCGCAAACTTCCGCCTCTTCAACCGGGCCCTGACCTCCGATGAGATCTGGCAACTTTACTCCTATCAGAAAGAGTATTTCGGACACGGGGACTTGGGCATGACCTTCAAGGCTGGTAGGTTGGGGATCGGGACATCGGAGCCGAGGGCAGCTTTGGACGTTAGGGGGGATTTGGTTGTGAGGGGAAATTTTCATTCACCTGGTTCAGTCGTTCAAGTCGTAACGAATCCGGTTGTTGGACAATATGCGTACTCGGTTAATAATGCGCAAAAAGAAATAACCGCACTCAGAACATCCTTCAGTCCAAAGTTTAGAGATTCTTTGGTACTCGTACAGGTTTACTTGAGTTATGAAGCCAATTATAATGCAGTCATATACATAAAAGCCAATGGGTATGATATACCAACAGGTCAGGGTCGGTCGTATGGGTCACAGGAAGGTGTAATACCAGTGGCTTTCGATGGCGAGGTAGCTTCAACACCAAACAGTTCAACTTTTATAGTGCACCACATCTTAAATGGTGAGTCGACAGTTGAGTATAAAATATATTACCGTCCCACTGGTAATAACACACTAAGGTTGAATCGGGGATATACTGCTGTCGACGAAAAGGGTATGTCTTATGTCGTAATTACGGAAATAGCTCAATAAGTTTTCTCAGTGTATATCAATGACGATCGCAGACGCCTTGAAAGATCTCTATCCGAATTGTAGGTGGACACTGGAAAATTTCGATTACGATACATTAGAATGGCTCGAAGAAACTCCGAAACCCACCCTTGAAGAGCTCACGACCAGGTGCAACCAGTTAATGGCCGAACAACCCCTCAAGGAACTCCGCAAAGAACGCAACAAACGTCTGGCTGCATGTGATTGGACACAGTTACCAAATGTACCTCTTCCGGGTGCTAAAAAATACGAATGGGAAACGTATCGCCAAACTCTTCGTGACATTACACAAACGACCGAAGACCCCGCGAACCCTGTTTGGCCAACCCAGCCAAGTCCGTAGGACTTGTACTCCTCGTATCTAACCTTCTAAGAATCTTGCAGATTCGTCCAAGCTTAAAAATAAAGTCTCACTATATTATAAAATGTCTGGTGGTATTGCCCAACTCGTCGCCGTAGGTGCTCAGGATGTACACCTCGTCGGTCAGCCCGAGGTATCTTTTTTTAGGTCGACGTACAAGCGTCATACGAACTTTTCCCAAACTGTCGAGCGTCAGGTCATTCAAGGCAACGTCTCGAACAACGGTATGTCCACCGTCCGCTTCGAGCGCAAGGGTGACATGCTCAACTACGTCTACCTCGTCCCCAACAACGGTAGCGCGACCCAAGCTATTGGTACCTGGTCTGACGTAATTTCCAAGGTGGAGATTCTCGTGGGTGGTCAGGTTATCGATGAGCAGGATTCCACTTACTCGACCCTCATCGCGCCTATCCTCTCCGCGACCAACTCTTCCAAATCTGTCGCCAGCGACCTCTACGGTGGTGCGACTGCCGAGCGGTTCTACCCTCTCCGGTTCGCCTTCTGCGAGAACTGGCAGACTGCTCTCCCACTTATTGCCCTGCAGTATCACGATGTAGAATTGCGTATCACTTGGGGTGGTTCCGCCGCGGACTACAAGTGGGACGTCTACGCCAACTACGCGTACCTCGATACCCAGGAGCGCGAGATGTTCGCTTCCCAGCCCCTCAACATGCTCATCACTCAGGTCCAGAAGGCCGTGTCTTCCGGTTCCAAGATGCAGGAGCTCAACTTCAACCACCCGGTCAAGTATCTCGCTGCCGGTAAGGCGACTGCTCTTTCTATCCTTAACAACAACAACAAGCTCAAGCTCCAGATTAACGGTACCGACGTCGCGGACTTCAAGTTTGCCGATCCCAACTTCTCCCACGTTCCTCTCTATTACCACACTTCCAACGCTTCTAAGCCCGCGACTCTCAAGACGCTGTTCTTCTACCCCTTCTGCCTCGATGCGGGTAAGCTTCAGCCTACCGGTACCCTAAATTTCAGCCGACTCGATTCGGCTCGTATCATCAACGATAACCAGAACGTCGATGACGACATTTATGCCGTGAACTTCAACGTTTTACGCGTGGAGAATGGTATGGGTGGTCTATTATATTCTAACTAAGTAGTAAAAGATGCTTTGGAAAATATTTTTTCTCCTCTCCATCGTTTTTGTATTGACGTACGATCCTAAGTCCAGGACACTCGAAACCTTTGTCGGTCAGCCCAAAACGCCGTCCACAAACAAATCGTGTGAAAACGCGCATTACGAAGCCGTCCAATTCGCTCAGACACCCTACGAGTGTCCTACCCCCGGTAAGACCAGGATGGGTGTAATTACTTAAAAAGAAGATGTTAGTTTCATTTATAAATGGTCCCAGTCACGAAGGACACTCTTTTAATCGTCGCCACCGTCGTGTGTGCCGTCGCTCTAGTATTTCTGTTTAAGGAGATGAACAAGGCCAAGAAGGATATCGATGGATTCAAGAATTTTTCAGCCCAGGTCGTCAGGCACTTGTCGGCCCCCGAGCCCGCCCCCGTTGAGACTGTAGAGAAGAAGGAGGAGATTGAGGAGGAAAAATCCGAGGAATAAACATATCGCCTTATAATAACTTGCGAATGCGCAATGAAAAAGTACAAAGCGATTGCAATACCGGTTAGCTTTGCTGATGGGAAACCTCGGTTTCTCACGGTGAGGGATTGGCGCTTTAAGGATTGGATTTTCGTCACAGGTGGGTGTAGACGACGGGAGATTTTCAATCCTTTACGGTGTGCCTTAAGGGAATTAGAAGAGGAGACACGGGGGGTTGTCTCACTAAAAAATGGAGAATACACGGAATTTAAATTTACAGTCAAAGAGAGTCCAACAGTAGAACTCGAGTACAATGTATATATCTTTTTCGTCAACTTTTCTCGCTCGGAACAGCAGACTCAGGTCCGAAAGTTCTACGAAGAAAAGCACAAGATGCAGTTGAAGAAATTAAACAATCAACCCATTCGTAAAACCCATGACGAAAACGATTACATGAGTTACGATACCCTCGAGGAGTTTAACTCACGTAAACGTTGGAAACTCATAATCGATAACGTTCTTAAAAACCCTAAATTCTACGCGTGCATAAGTTCTCATAACAGAAAAACCTTCTCTATTAAATAATGAAGTCCAAGGCTTTCATTTTAAGACAGATCGGTGAACTGCTCGAGAAGAATAGGGGTATGTGTGAACAGGAAGTGAAGGAATGGATGGCTCAGAATGAAGAAAAGACGGTCTACGAATTACTGACCTTTAAGAAGGAAATTTCACAGTCGAAGGAATATCCAGATGTGTCTTGTATGAAATGGTTTAGAGATGATGAACGATAAAAAGGTATGTTTAAAAAGTGGTACGCCAATAATGCGACCAATCTATCACATGTGCTCATGGACGGAGGAAAGCTCTCTGTGCCATTTGATAGGTTGAACGAATTTTATGATGTCTACATAGACGCTGTTACATCTGGAAAGAAGATTTACGTCGTGGAACAGAAGAGTGAGACGTATAACTTTTTCGTCGACATCGATTACAAGGACCCGGAACCTTTAGGAATCGATGAGATTCAGGACATTTCTAAGGTTATTTGTGAGACGGTAAGGTTTCACGGTGGTAAAGAGTGTCTCATTTCGGTGGCAAAGCCTAAGCAATGTGGGTCACTCATGAAGACCGGTGTACACCTGAATTGGCCGGGTCTCGTCGTCGATCAGGCATCCGCCGTCGCTCTTCGGGAACACATACTCGTGTCACTCGCCAAGTTTAACCGAAACGTCGAATGGAATGATATCATAGACGCATCTGTCTACGGAAGCGTCGTACGCCGCTCGAAAGGAAGTGGATTCAGGATGCCGTGGTCATACAAGCGAGCGAAACACGAGGCGTGTGGTGCACGAGGGTGTAAAGACTGTGAAAATGGTCAGGTGGACCAGGGTCCGTATCTCCCTTTGTTCATATACACGGATGAAGCGAAACGTATAGACCAAAAACCGAGTGTAGAGATTCTTAAGATGGCCGCTGTCAGGACGGATCAGCCGAAGAATGTCACCATAGACGTTCCATCCGTCAAGATAAAAGAGGTTTCCTTTTCACCGGAGGAGACGAGGAATGAAATTTACGATGAAGAATTGAGAAGTATGATCGAGGACTTTGTTCGAAAGAATATGGAGGGTCAGAGCGATGCCTACATCACGAAACTTTTCAAAAATAAGGAGACGTATTACGCGGCGACGACTTCTAGATATTGTGAAAATGTCAAAAGAAAACACGGGTCCAATCACGTGTGGTTCATCATAAGTGGAAGAGAGATTCTCCAGAAGTGTTTCAGCCGACACGAAACGATCGTAGGTCGCTGTGACGGGTTTTGTGAACATTTCTGTGGTCGAAGACACAAACTCACGACTGGTATCGTGGACAAATTGTACCCCGAGAAGGAGGACCTTAAGAAGTGTCCGGAAATCAAAAAATACGTCGAGCAACCCCAGGTTGACGCGAAACCCGACCTCGAATCCTTCATCAACAAACACATGAAGACGGACGGTGATCTACAGGTCATAAAACTCACCAAGATGAAGGGGTACAGTCTCGCGATGACGACTTCGAGCTTTTGTGAAAACATCTCAGGAGAACACGAAGGTAAATTGATGTCCTACATCATAAAAAAGAATGAAATCACCCAAAAGTGTCCTATTTGTAAAAGGAGCAAGGCGAGAACACACAAATTACCATCTAAAATTACAGAAAAAGTGCATGTTAAAAGTACTTAAACAATTCGGAACTTAAAGTATAAATGACTGTTACACGTTTTGGCCGAGCTGTCAAGAAACCCGTTCTTTATGTACCCGCGGAGGAGGTACTTCTCGATGATTACGCTTCGGATGAGCACGATTCCGTGATTGATTCTGATATCGACACCGAGGATGAAGAGGGTTTCAGTTCAGAGGAGGACTACGATGATGACGCGGATGAGAATGGTAATCTCAAGGATTTCGTGGTAGACGATGAGAGTGAAAGTGAGGAAGAAGACGCTTAAAAAAAACAAAAACTATATTAGAAAATGGAAACGGACATAGGCAATCCCATTGAGTACAATCCCACGATAGACCCTTTAAATCAGGAGAAGGAAGAGGAGGAAGAGAAGCACGAACAACCCTATTACTTTCATCCCAGTGAGATGAATTACGCCCCACCTCCACCACCTCCCCAGAATGAGAAATTCGATCTATTCACGAACATTGATAAATCTACGTGGATAATCGCGTTTGCTGTTTTCTTACTTGGATTTTTTATGGGAAAAACAATGCAACCCGTCATACTCAGGTATACGTGAGTTCGCGAATACGCCTCGATAACTTGGTATCAGTATCTTCGTAACTCTGGGATTCAACGGGCTTTTGGGGATATCCACTTAGCCAGTGTTCATCGGGTACATTCGAATACGCGACGAACGTGCCTATATCACCGTATATAGGTTTAATTTTTCCACTAGCATCCCTCTTTATCAGTTGAGACGGATAACCAGGATGTATGAACGCATCATCCGTGTCTTCAACAAAACCGGCAGTTGTCGATGGTTCGGAAACTGTTTTGTTTTTTAAATCGTATGTTGGTTTAAAAAACAAAATAAAGAAAGCCCCAACGAAAAGGATCGTGAGGATAATCCTGAGCATTTTGTTTTATTGTATGTGAATATTATTTACGCAGAAGAAACCTCGGGTTCTCCCTCCTCCTTAATCTCCTCCAT